ATATTTTGATAGGTTTATATTTGTATGCTATACTGTGTCATCCAAAAAAAATGTCAAGAATGTTAACTAGATTAAATCCTATAAGAACAGATGAAGTTCCTGTAAATTATTATGGCCCTGAAATATTGCATGTAGGTTTATTAGAGATTAGTGGTGGATTTAAGAATATAAGTGGTTTATGTTTATATAGTAAATTTGGTTTTAAAATAGATGCAAAATTATCTGGAATTGGTTCAAATTGTTTTCATGATACCAATAATGTTGCAATGATAAAGCGTTTTAAAAGTAATGAACAAATGGATAATGAGAATGTTTATGACAATGTAGTTAATGATGTGTATGATATAGAAGAAGAAAAGAATAAAATAATTAATATTGTTAAAAAAGAAACTGGTGGATATGAAAAACACATTATATGTAATTTTAGCAATCATGAGGTTCAAGAAAAATTAGGTTTATTATATAATGAATTAAAGGTTTTAGAAAAAGATTATAAAATAATGATACAAGAGTCAAAATGGTCTGTAAATAAAATAGGTAATGAATTAAAGCCAGAATTTAAAGAAAAAATATCTAAAATGGAGTCAGAAATAAAGAATAAAGAAAATTTAATAAAGAAAATAGAATCTTCAAATAAAAATATAAGTTTAAGTGAATTAGGTATAACTGGTGGAAAAATAAAAAAAACAATAAAACTAAGAAAGAGTAGAAAGAGTAGAAAGAGTAGAAAGAGTAGAAAGAGTAGGAGAAATAAAAAGCGTAGTACAAATAGAAAGAGTAGGATAAATAGAAAGACTGCTATAAATGCTAAAGGAGAGCGAGCGGGTCTCTAAGGCCTACATTAGGACTAATATTGTCATTTTCTATCTTAACAACCGTTATTTTTCCTGTTTCTTTATTAAATTGTAACATACATACACTACTCTTCAGAACACCTATATTATTATTTGTTTCACCAGATTCTTTTTTTTGTCTCTTATTAGGCGCTCTATGTTCATAACCGCTAACTCTTTCTTTTTCCACTATTGACCACAGTTGTTGTAATTCATTTATATTATCATTAAACCATTGTCTATTTCTACAAACTAACACACAGCTTAATTGGTCTAGTTTCCAATAAATTGTTTTCATATATGTATACTTAAATTCAGGATTATATTGATAATAATCTACAATACTTTCTTGCCATTCTTCAATGTCATTCGGATGAATTAAATCTAACGGCCTATATACATAAAATGGTGAGCCTTCTTTTGTATGGAAGTAAATTATTGAACCTTTCATTTTATTATCTTTTGATAAACATAAGTTAAGAAATTCTATACCTTCATCATCTTCATAATATTCATTTAATGTATCATCAAGATAAGCTGCATAGTCTGGGTATTCAGAGAATTTTGTTTCTAAAAAGTCACATTCATCAAGCTCACATACTTCCATTTGAAGTTGCATTTGTATCCAGTATTCTTTTTTTGGAATTCCATCTATTTCCCGATTTACAATGTTTTTTATTTCTAACATACGACCATATCTCGGCGAAGTTTTGTCAATATTAATACCATCTGGAGAAGCACCTAAGAATCTATATTTTTCATGTTGAATACATCCAAAATCTTCAATTTTTGTATTATATTTATGCTCATAAATTTTTACTGAAAGAGGTTCATATTTTTGCCCCCAGTGAAGAGTTGTGTTTGTATTTACCATAACAACTTCTTTTATGTCTTCATTATCAACATCATTATCTACATATAAACTGTTATTTAATGGTTGGCATTTTTCATATATTAGTTGATTTTTAACTGTTTGATTTTCAAATGCTTTGTATGCGTTTGAAGCCGTAATTAAATTATGACGGAATTCGTACCATTCTTTTGTTCGTTGTGTTGGCTGGGGCTTATTTCTTAAAATACTAAGTTGTTCATCAATAAAATCAAAGTCAGGGTCGTCTAATATTATTGTATCTGGATATGAACGAGGAGGCATAACATATTTAAAGAAATCATTCTTAGAATGTTCAATTATGTCATCCATTTCATTCTCAGCATCATCATTATAAAATATATCATTATCAAAAAGAGAATACATTATTTCCTGAATATTTTCATCAAAAATATCTTCAAAATCGGGTTCAGAAACAACTAAAGGATTATCTCTAATAAATTCCTCCATTAAATGGAGACATGTATTATATAATTCCAAAGATTCATCATCATTGAAAAATTTGGGATTTTCCTCAGGTATAATAAGTTCTGTAACATCAACTAAACCGATATTGTTTTCAAACATATCTATATAATTTATATATTTGTTTTTAAACTCTTATTAATCAATTTTATTATAAATTACTATTAATTTATAATAAATTAATCATCTTTATCGGATTCCGAATCATCTTTTGTTTTAAGATTCTTTGCAGTCCCTTGCTTTTTTTTAGGAGCTAACCCTTTTAACGTTGATACCCTTTTTTCTAAATTTTTAAGAGTAAAATGATTTGACGGTTTATTAAAACATAATGCCGGAATTTCTTTAATTTCTCCAGTGTCTTTATTATAAATTACATCTTTAACACGTTGTAATTTCTTTTTATCTAGACAATCTCTGAAAAAAATTATCAAATTATCATATTCAATATCCGTTAAATTATTTATAATCTTATAATTATCGGCAAAAGAAGTTAATTTTCTTATTTTAGCAGTTTTATCTAATTTGCTCCAAGGTTCATGTGAATTAGTTATTTTTTCGTTTTCAAGAAATTTATCTAAACTAGCTAGTTCACTTGATGATTTATTTTCAGGCCATTGAACACCATTTAATATCATAGATTTATATTTAAGTGTTTTTAACTCATTACAATTATTTGCTTGAATTTCCTTGTTCATTTTATATATATACTATATTGTAAATTGATTTTAACTCAGTTTCAAATAATAATTAAACTATGTATAATTAAATAATATTTATATTGATTTAATAATAAAGTTTATTATTTTACAATATATATAATAAATAATGGATAATGATAATACAACAAATATAAAAAAAATAATAATAGCAGATATTCAACAAAACAAAATTAAAAAAATAAATTGTGAAAAGGAGAGAAAAATGAGAGTAGAAACCAAAACATGGGGACTAAACGATACAGAATTGACTCATCAAAAACAACTACAGTATTTAATGTCTGATAATTTTATAGTTAATCAAAATAAAGATAAATACATAACTAAACTAACAAGTCACATAAAACATAAAATTTATAATTATAAACAACAAGATATAATTAAAAACAAATTAAATAAAATAGACTTTGTTAGTTTTGAAGAAACAATAGAACTATTAAAACAAAGTAATATGAAATGTTGTTATTGTTCCGCCGAGGTTTATGTGTTATATGAGCATGTAAGAGAAATGAAACAATGGACTCTTGACAGAATTAATAACGATATTGGACATAATAGTGGAAATTTACTAATATCTTGTTTAGAATGTAATTTGAAAAGAAGACGAACTAACAAAGATTCGTTTATGTTTACAAAGAACATGGTAATAATTAAAGAGAATAATTAATATTCTTCTAAATTTGTATTATCATATTTTCTGTTTCATCGTCATCTTTATTTTAGCATATCATAATTAGAGTTTGTTTGATATCCCAATAGGGCTATAAACTGAGCGTTTTAAATGAGAAAATGTGTAAATACTATATTTAAGTTTAAATATATGTTTAAATATGTTATGATTACAATCTATTTAAATATCAAATATCTAGATTTCAAAGTATTATTTAAGTTTAACAATTCATTATTTTAAAATTAAATATAATAATGTATACTACGTGGAAATGGAGTACCGGAGAGGCTTACTATAAGAGTGCTAGACCAGAAAAAAATGCAAGAGAACCAGAGATTGGCAATGATTCACAAATAAATGCAATCAATCAATCTTTAGCAGATGATTCTTTTTTTAATCAAGATTCTGACTTGATAAATATAACTAATTCTATGTTTTCAAGAAATCAAAATTCTAGCGGAACAAAGCGTGAAGATTTAGATACAAAAATAGCAGGTCGTGAAATGTTTGCTCAAAGAGGTATAAATCCTTTTTTACAAACAAGTTATGTAAATGATGTAGTTGCTCGTGATATGTTTTTAAAGCCAATTAATACAACATTTGAGCGTTCTAAAGAGAAGTCAAAAGAAGAAACTTAAAGATAAATTAGGGCATTTTAGATACTCTTAACACACATAGTATGAAGTAATCTATTTGCTAAATATGCTAAGAAAGAGTTAAACAAAATGAAAATAGAATTTACTATAAACATTGTATTTATTTTCTTAACATGTGTAATCATAAAATAGGAAATTGATATTACACTCATTACAAACATTACACCAAATATGATTGATAATGCATAGAAATATACACAATACTCTCTTGGAAGAGGTCCAAAATATTTATCCATAAAAGAATCCATAATATTTATTTAGATATTAAATTCGTTAAAATTAAAATAATTTAATTTAGGAATAAAACTACTTAAACAAATTATTCAAAACTTAATTAATGAACAATTCTAATTATACAACCCAAAATGATTTATTACTTAAAAACTTAATGACTTTTTACAAAACAGACGATTTAAATGGAGTATATAATCCAAATAATAATTTAGACAAAATGCTAAAGATTATTACGGGAGATTCCAAAATATCTCTTCGCATTGTTGATTGGTTTTCTACTAATTATGCTAAAAAATATTATACACTTTATGTTATTGAAGGAGCACATGATAATATTACAAGACGTTTTAAAGTTTATGATGATTATAAACTTAAATTAAAAGCTTATTCTAAAAAAAGGTTTGACCCTTTTTGTCGTTGGGAACGCATTAGTATTCCATATACAAATGGCAAATTTATTGAAACTACTATTGGGCAACTTAATTTTTTTAAATGGGCTATTGAAAATAAAGTTGTTGATTATATAGAAGAAAATTACACTGATATTGAAAAAGATATGAACAATCGTAACAGCACTTCTAAACGCAAGGAAATTATTACAGACAACTCTAAAACTAGAAAGAAGCGCGAAGAATTATCTATATCAGCAACAAAAAGCATTAAAAAGGAGAAAGTTGAAATTGTTGTACAATTTCATTAAATATATATTAATATTATGAACACTATTCAAAAGAGGTTCTTATTATTTGTGTTTGGGTGTATTGGAACAAGGACATTGTTAGTTTATCTAGCAAAAAAAAGTAACAAAAATAATCTAATGTACCTGGGCTATTTAGCTTTATTACCTGCTATTGGATTTTTTTATTTATATTTTTCTGGAATAAGAAAAACTGGACCTGAAGTTTTTGGCGATAAAATTTGGTGGAATGAACTAAGACCTATTCATGGATTATTATATTTTTTATTTGCTTATAATGCAATAATTGGTAATCAAAATTCATGGGTTTATTTGTTAGTTGATGTTTTATTTGGAGTTACTAGTTTTTTGATTTTTCATTATTATAATGGGGATTTTTACAAGTTATAAATAAATTATTTTAAGTTGTGCTATTATTTAAAAACTAACAATATACATTAAATATGGGAAATACACAAACAATGAAAAAAATAAATTATGAAGATATGCAAACAGTTATTAAAAATCCTGAAATTTATTTAAT